CTACGCATTTTTGATTTTGTAATGAGTAACTTTTCCTTGATAAGGACTTCCAACGACAGTACCAATTGGTTTGCTCCCATAGGGAGTTGCTGTAGTTGACATAATTGTCTCCTTAAAAAATTAATAAAAAAAGATTCTAAGAATCTTTCCCAAAAGTTGTTCTCGACTTGCGTTCAAACACTTGTTTGGTCGCCATTCGATTATCTTGGTCTTTAAAATAAACATTGTCTACTGCATCTGTTTGAGATTGAGCCAATCCAGCAAAGTGTTTATCTCTAGCTGTAGCTCTTTCTTTCGACATTTTGCATAATAGTTGTCCGCCTATTTCAATATGACCTTTTTTTGCCCATTCTGAGTTATGATCTTGCATATGTATTTGAAGTTCTGGATGATCTTCAAGTGCAACGGGTTTCCACCCTTCACGCATTCTTCTAGAAACATTTGGATTATCAGTTTGCCCTAATAAGGCTGTTCTGATCCACCTAAATACTAATCCGTCTTGCGGATCAGGTTCTGGAAGATTACCTGCTGAATCCCAACTCATTGGTCTTTGATCGATTTCTCGACTTTCTATACTCCTTGGAGTACGCACTTGTGTATCAGGAGAGTCAGTTTGAGCTTCTTCTGTTTTATTAGTAGTATCTTTATCTGACATATTAAATCTCCTTTAATAATTGGTTTGCATACTGCTCAGGCGTTATACCAAGTTGTCGTGCTAGTTTAACTTGGGTCTGAGTCAGACGAATTTGCGAGGGTTTCTTATTTCCGCTATCCCTCGTGGCGGATGCAACAACTGTTGAAGGTTGTCGTTTTGGTGTTCTAGTTTCATAAACTACATCTTCAGTTTGCTCTACTTGAACTCCGAAAAAATTTGGATATTCTTTACGCATATTTTTATCTACTTCTGCGTAATATTTACTTGCATCTTTTTCAGGAAGTATTCCTTGATTGCGAAGTCTTTGATCAATGGTTAAAGCGTATGAACTCATTTCTTGATGTTCAGGTACTGTGCTCATAAACCAAGGATTTTTACTTGACCATGCTTTCATTTCAGGATCAAGTTCTTGTGTTTTCTGAACAGGTGCTTGTACAGGCATATTTCTAATAACTTGTGCTTGTACACTTTGTGCCATGTTTGAGGACTGTTGCTCTGCAAGAGTTGCCTTAGCAATCATCTCTTGTGCTTTGGTCATTGCATCAGCATCGCCTTCTTCATAGGCTTTCTTAAATTCTGCTTGGGCATTTTGTTTTGCCCACAAAGCATTGTTATGTGCTTGTTTGTTTAAAACTTGTCCGCCTTGTTCAACCATGGCTTGTAGCCTTTGGTTTTCAGACATCAGAGTTTGAAGTCTTGTGATAGCTTCTTTAGATTCTCTAGCCAGAGATTCTTTTGCTCTGCGTTCTTCGTGGTATTCGTATTTAATTTTAGCTATACGATCAGCAGCTCTTTTGCTGTAATCAGCTATTTCTTTGTCAACAATATCGTCATCAACTTCTACTGAAGTATCTCCAGCTCTAGGATTTCTGCCTTGGTCTGCTTCAGGAGTATCATCTATAATGGTAATTTCTAAATCATCTGGAATTTTATTATCTATTTCTGTTGATCTTCCAAAAAACCTATCTTCTTGAGATTGTTGGACACTCTCACCAAAATTAGGTTCTTCATTAATTATTTCTGCTTTACTCATGCTCTTACTACTCCTGTTGGATCATCGACCACCGCTTCCACAGTGTCATCATTTATTAAACGAAATTCTTGTCCATACATTTTTATGCGAGTGCCTGAATAAGCACGAAATACAACCCAATCACCTTCTTTGCACCAAGGACCACTTGGGAATCTTCTAATATCTTCATAACATTCATTCCCTAGTTTAAGAACATAGCCACAAATGTTGCTAACTTCTTCATCTCGTAGGGTTGTTGATGCTTTGATAATACCGCCATCAGTTTTTTCATCTACTTTAGGCATTGCTATAAGAATTTTCCAACCTTTAGGTTCTGGTAGTTGGCTTTTTACATGGTCATTTACTACAGGAGTGTCAACACTCTCTGGTTCTGGGATCATTACTTTTTCTTTTTTGCTCATATTTTGCACGACTTTAGGAGTCGAGTTCCTATAATTTGAGAACTCTTTCAATATAATCTAGTAGTTCTCGTTCTGCAAGGGCAATGCCCTCGATAATACCAACCATCTTTTGATACTCTGGAAAGTTTTTACAAGTTCCTGTAGCAATATGATCAGCGTGTTCATTCATCATACCACGATACTTTAATTTCAGATGTTCTGAAAGTGATAGCTCCGTGATTTCATTTGTCATACTAATCGCTATCTTTTAACATATCCTTGACAATGTCAATACCAATTTTAAAATCTTTTGTTGCTTGTATCTTTTCATCAGCTTCTTTTGATAGCAAATCACCAGCAACTTGTTGTCCTATTTTAGCACCAGCAATTTCACCTTCTTGTTTAAGTCTGGCTTCTTGTAATTCTTTATTAACTTTTGCTTTGGTAGCATCGAGCATTAATCTACCTTCATCTATTTTTATTTTAGCTTTTGCTTGTTCTTCTTTAATTGCTACTTCTCTTTCTTTAGCTTGAATGAGTGGGTCTTTTTGTTGTTCTTGTACTCTTTCTTGTTCAGCTTGAGCTTGTGAAGTACCTAAGACTCTTTGAGCTGCTTGTGCAACAAGGCTTGATATACGCTTTTCAACATCTGCTGGTAAAGGCTCACCTTCTGGTGGCAACTCTACGCCCATTTCTCTTTCAATTTCTTTTCTATATTGCATTGCAAGATGTTCATTAATATAAGCTGAACCAGCAGCAAGGATAGAAGGTGCATTAGGACTTTGACCTATAAGTTGTTGCATTTCTGGATTTTGTTGTGCTGATGTAATCACAACAATATGTGCTTCATGATCTTGATCAATAAATGCTTTGACTGGTATGCCATTAATAATGTTTTGTACGGCAGTCACTGGGTCAACAGGTTTAATATTATTAACATCTGGAATAATATCTTCTACATCTTCAATGCCTAATACATTAAGCATCTGTCTATGTAACTCAGGTAGGTTATACATATCAGGAGCAGTCTGAGCTAATTGCATAGCTGCTTGATATTGCATAATTCTTTGAGCCATTGTTGCTGCATTAGGATCAGAGACTGGCAATACATCTATTTTGTCATCAAAATCTTCTGCTTTAATAAATTCTTCTTCGTCTGTTTCGTATGGATAAGAAGGGTCTGTAAAATCTCTAACAATGCCAACCAAGATATTAAATTCTTTTCTCATGGAGGCATGAAGTCTAGCTTGAACAGCAGTCATAACTTTTTGATTTCTTTCTAGCAATGCTAGTGTAGTTCCAACAGGTGCTTGGCTATTCATATCAGATACATTCATATCAGCCATACTGGCAAACCTTCTGCCTTCTTCTACAATGTTTCCTAACAATGCAAACAAAGTTGCTGAAGGTTCTTTGTAAGGTAAGAATGTAATATTGTCTCTGATAGCACCACCTGGTACATCAACATCTCTAAACTCACCAGGCATAATTGGAGTATCATCTCCTTTAATTCTTAGTCCTCTAGCCTTTAAACCACCAGGCAGGTTGCTTAAAGTACCTGCATCGACTAATTGTCTTAGTATTGATGTAGCTGATTTAGCTAATCCACCTATCATATGTATCAAACCAAACCCATAGAATCCTAATCCTGGTAGGTATTGGTAATGCACAAAATGCATTCTTCTTAGTTTCTTATCGTCATCTTCATAGTAATTTCTGCGAATACTAAGGATAATGCCACTTGGGTAATCAATGGTAACAACATAAGGTATCGCAATACCTGTTTCTTCTCCATTCTCATCGGTATCTTCAAACCCTTCTAGGTCTAAATCTACTTGCATTTCTAATATGGTATGGCTTTGATCGTAGTTGTAAGTGTCTGATTCACCAGTAATTTCATTGTACTTTTTAGTAATATCAGAATTTTTCTGTGATCCATCAGGAATATCTATATCTCTATAAAATCCATTAACCTGCATTTTTCTAACTGAGTTAGAAGATTTACGCATAACATGGGTAGCTCTTTCACAAGTCTCTAAATCACTTGCTCCATAATTTACTACAACATCTTCTGCTGGTACGAAAAGAGAACTGGGTCTATCTAGGCTAGGATCAAAGTAAACTTTTCTAAATGCAGAACCTGCTAAAGGTAAAGAAAATAACATCTTTTCTGTTTCAGTTCTGTATTCTGACATCTCATGTGTCAGTAGGTAATTTAAATAATCTTCTACTCGTTGTGATTGTTTTTCTTTTGCTTCAGTGATCTTGCCAACAATCTTAGTTCTGACTGGTCCTGCTGCAGGAAACATTTCTGTAATAGATTGAGATTGAAATCTAATAACTGCTTCACTAAGCATTGGATGGAATACACCACAAGCTCCTGACCAAGGGGTTGTTCTTTCTTCTATCTTGAGTCCAAGTTGATCTAAACCTTTGGTATAAGTTTCTTCCCATTCAGATCGTGAATCTTTATCGCCTGTGTATGCACCTATAAGATCAGAGCCTATGGCTTTTAATACATTATCTTCTATGTATTCTGCTAGATTAGAATCAAACTCTATATCATCTATTTCTTTAGAATTAGGATCAAAGTCAATGATCATGCCACCATCTTCAGTTTCAATGGTTAGCGAGTCTGGATTTTCTATAGCAATACTTAATCCCTGTTCTTGAGGTTCTTGCTCTATTGTTCCTTCTACAGGTGTAGCTGGTTGTCTTTCTATAACCAATTGAATCTCCTAGTAATAATTTGCGGTACGATTGTGTTCCAAAGGCTCATCTTCTTCATCTGAGTGTAATGGAATAAAACCACCTTGTCTGAATCTTAACAGTGCTTGAGTAGAGCTATCAACTAAATCGTCATGTTCCATATTAGGAAAACCTGCAAATTCTTCAACTACTTCTTCTGCCCATCGTGTTTGTGGAGCATAAATAACCCCTGAAGCAAAAAGATCAGAGACTGCATTAACTCTTGATATTTTATCGTTACCTCGGCTAGGAGTGTATTCTTGTACTGGAATACCCATAGCTCGTAATTCAAATATTAAGGGCATACCAGCAGCCTTAGCTTCTACAATAAAGGCATCTGGTTTGTATTCGTTGTATTTTTCCATAGCTCTCTTTTTAAGATCAGGAAACTCTAGTCGTTCTTTGTATGCATCTAATAAAATAACAAAAGGAGAAATCATGCCATCGTCATCTGGTTTATAAAAAACTCCCCATGTAGTACAAGCAGAAAAGTCAGCTCTTTGATTTTTCATGAAAGCTGTATCCCATGATTGAATAATAAACTCGCAATCAGGGGGTTCTCTTTTTTCCCACACTTGCCACCAATCTCGTTTGACCAAAGCTCCTTCTTCAGAGGTTGGGTCTTGTTGATACTGTGCCATCCATTTACTGTTGGGTAGCTCGGCTTTCAAAGCCTGTAATTCTTCCATCTTCCAGAATTCTGCCCATAAAGGGTTGCCAGAAGGCATAATTGCAGGAAGTTCTATGATTTCCCATTGGTCAGCACCGCCACGCTTTATACTAGCATCGACCACTTGACCTGTTAAATCTTTGTTGTGCCATCTTGTCATGACCACTACAATCGCACCATTCGGTTGCAAACGCTGTCTTGGACCAGAGGTGTACCATTCATAGGTACGATTAAATACATTGATGTCTGAACTTGCACCTTCTTGCTCGGAATGAGGATCGTCAATAATCAGGAGGTCAGCACCTTTACCTGTTACCGCACCACCGACACCAATCGCAAAGTAATCTCCACCTTGGTTCGTGTTCCATCTTCCTGCAGCTTTTGAATCTGATTGCAAACTGACATTCGGAAAAATTTTTTTATAATCTGCACTGTTGACTAAGTTCCTAACCTTCCTACCAAAGCCTACTGCTAGTTCAGCAGTATGGGCAGTCTGGATAATCTTCTTATCTGGGTATTTACCTAAGAACCACGCAGGAAGCAGGTACGAAGCAAATTCACTCTTGGTGTGTCTTGGCGGCATATTAATGATTAAACGCTTCAGATCGCCTTTAGCAACTCTCTCGAAGGCATCCGCCATAATCTCATGGTGTTTACCATGAATAAAGGCTGACCACATCTCCCCAACAAAGGTCATAAAGTTGTCATGACATTTTTCTCTAGACTTAGCCCTCTCTAATTCATCTAAGAGAGAAACCAATTCTAGTTTTTGAGCAGGGGTTAAGTTCTTAACTTTGTTTAGTACATTTTTATTCATACTTACTATCTAGTATATACCTAGTAGGTAGTAACTCTTAATTAAAAAAACTTAATAAGTAAATATAGGTAGGCACTTATTAAGTAGTTACTTAGGTAGTAGGTATATATATCTACAGATTTTACAATATTGCACCCCTTGACAGAAAAAAGCAACCCCCAAAATTTAAAATATTATAGGGGGGGGTATGAAACACATTTTTTACCTAGAAAAGCAGGGTAGATGGCAAAAAAAGATAGCAAAATGCAATATATAATAGGGGGG